AAAGTAATTGCTAACTTAGCTAAAGACCCAATGCATTATGTTAAAAATGGTCAATTTGGTGTTGATGGTTTAGGTTACCAACAACCCGCTGTTCAAGAAAATGATGGCAAAACATATGGTGGAAGTGGATTTAGTGACAAATTAAAAAATGCTGATAATAATTGGCAAGTAGTTAAAGAACATGTTCAAAATTTAATTAGTGAAAATTATGTTGTAGGATCAGGTAATCCTAATAGTTTAGCTGCTCTGTCAGGTGAAGTAATTAACCAAATGCTTAAAGAAGAAGGATTAGATGATTTTGAAACTCAAGCAGGTATGGAACCACAACCAGTAGATGAAGAATCACAATATAATGATACTATCTATTCTGAAGAAAAAGAAAAAGATGTAGAAGAAGCAAGACAAGCAGCAATTGAAGCATCTCAGGAAGCAGCAGGCATGGAAGAAGAGGCAAGACCAGATTATCCAGATGTAGATAAAGATGGAGATAGAGAAGAATCAATGGAAAAAGCTCTTAAAGATAAAAAGAAGAAAAAAATGAAAAAAGAAAATATCGAAACTAAATTAGCTGAAATAGGAAAAGCTGCTGAACTTACAAAAATGGAAGCTCAACTTGAATTTTTACATAATCATATTGATGAAAAAATTGAAAGAGTAAATTCAATTTCTGAAGATGAAAATTTATCTGAATTAGTTGATAAAAAGAAAATGAAAGACATGCAGAGAGAAATTAAGCTTTTAGAAAAAAGAAAAGCTAAAATGGAAAAGGTTTACGAAAAATCAGCAGGTAAAAAATATCAAAAGCAAGAAATGGTAGATGAAAATGAGTAACAAACAATTACTTATAGAAACACATACCGTTAAAATTTCACCTTCCCAACTAACAGAAAATATTAGTAAGGAAAATGGAAATTTAATGGTTGAAGGCGTTTTAGCTACTGCTGAAGTTAAAAACGGTAATGGCCGTTATTATTCTAAAGATTTATGGGATAGAGAAATGGATAAGTATAAAGAACTTATTGAACAAAGACGTTCAATGGGGGAATTAGACCACCCAGAATCTTCAGTTGTTAATTTAAAAAATGTATCTCATCTTGTTAGTGATTATTGGTGGGATGGAGATAATGTAGTAGGTAAAATGGAAATTTTACCAACACCTTCAGGTAATATATTAAAGGAACTTATTAAAAATGGAGTAACAGTTGGTGTTTCTTCTAGAGGTATGGGTTCATTACAAGACATAGGTGGAGTAATGGAAGTTCAAGATGATTTTGAATTATTATGTTGGGACTTTGTTTCCACTCCTTCTAACCCAGGTTCTTACATGCATGAAATAATTAAAGAAGGAAAAGCACCACAAATATACGATTACACACGAATAAACCAGATAGTAACAGAAATACTTTGTTCTAAAGGTTCTTGTCCTGTTGTGTAATTTTAATAAATATTCATATACGTATAACCGTAATACACCATCTTTCTATATGGTGTTGAATTAAGTATAATTTTCTATTACGCTTCTTGAATAAGCGTATTTCACAAACTAAAATTTTGGGATTATGGCAACAAACAGAGATTTGCTAAATGAAGCAATCGCCGATGCTAAAGCCGTCAAGGAAACAGCAATCGCGAATGCTAAACTAGCTCTTGAAGAAGCCTTTACTCCTCACTTAAAATCAATGTTAGCTGCAAAGCTAGATGAAATGGAAAAAGAAGACGACGTCAAAGAAGAAGTCGTTGACGAAAAAATGGATTCTAAAGACAAAGAAAAAGTAGACGAGAAAAAGGACAAAGAAGAGATAGACGAAATGGACGCTGTTAGCTGGAATGACAAGAATAACCCTACTCGAAGTAGTTCTGTATCTTTAAAAGACCCTAAAAAGGTTGGACAAAGTACTTCTAATTATTCAATTAATGAAGAAGAAGAAAAAATCGATGAGGAAATTAATCTTGACGAGCTATTAGCGGAACTCGATGAAGCTAAAAACGATTCTAAAAAAGGTAACAAGGAAGAACAAAAACGTATGGAAGGCGCTATCAGAGATGACAGAGATCACATAAAAGATCTTGAAAAAGACATCAAAGATAACGAAAGAAAGCTTAAGAAATTAAAAGCTGACGAACCTAAAGACATTAATGAATCTGACTTGCCTTTAGATGAAGCAAAAGACGACAAAGACGACAAAATGGACGAAGCTAAAAAAGCTGAAGACAAAGAAGACGTTAAAGAAGATGCTCGTACTGATGCTGAAGAAGAAGGATACCTTGATGGAATGAAGGACGAAAAAGAAGACATGGACGATAGAGATATTGATCTAGAAGACATGTCCGAAGACGACCTTAAAGGATTTATCGAGGATGTCATTAAAGACATGGTCATCGATGGCGAAATTGAGCCAGGCGATGAATTCGTAGAAGACGAAGTTGAAGTCGAAGACGTTGAAGACATTGAAGTCGTAGACGACGTAGACGTAGACGTAGAAATCGACGAAGCCAAAGAAGACGAGGATGTGAAAGAAGGCTACGGCAAAAAGTACGAAGAAGACGACATGAAAAAAGAAGAAATGTCCAATCCAGTACAACGTAGAGGTGACTCTGAAAGAAGAAAAGGTGGAAAATTCTCCGCTGAATCAGAGCCTGAACGTGAAACCGAGAAAATGCGTAAAATGGAAGAAGATCTTGAGGCAGCTATTAATTCAGTAAATGAATTAAAATCTGAACTTAATGAGGTTAATTTATTGAACGCTAAACTTCTTTACACAAACAAAATCTTTAAAGCTAAAAACTTAACTGAAGGTAAAAAAGTTAAGGTATTAAAGGCGTTTGACAAAGCTAAGGATGTTAGACAAGCTAAAACAATTTTTGAAACATTATCTGAAGGTTTATTAGATAAATCACCAGTTAATGAATCAATTAAAGGATCTGCGAGTAAAGCTACAGGTTTAGAACCAAAAGCTTCAAAACAACCAATTGTAGAGTCAAACGACATTTACAACCGTATGCGTAAGCTAGCGGGATTAATTTAAAATTTTTATTAACCTATTAAATTTAAAACGATGAGTTTAAATTCTTTATTAGAAAGTGCAAACCCATATCACTCGATGCAGAGTGACGCAGCTAAATTAGCTGGGAAATGGGAAAAAACAGGTCTTTTAGAAGGTTTAGATGGTGCCCACAAAAATAATATGGGTATTATTCTTGAAAACCAAGCTAAACAACTTGTTGTGGAAAGTTCTCAAACAGGTGGAGGTTCTGCCTCTTCAGGTACTTTCCAAAGCCAAACTGCCGTTAATATCGGTGGTCAATGGGCTGGAGTTGCTCTTCCATTAGTAAGAAAAGTATTTGGTCAAATCGCTGCAAAGGAATTTGTTAGCGTTCAACCAATGAATCTTCCTTCTGGTCTAGTATTCTTCTTAGACTTCCAATATGGTAATGATAAAGCTCCATTCAGTTCAGGCGATAGCCTTTATGGAAATGGATCTTCAGCATTAAATCCATTTGGAAATGATTCACAAGGTGGACTTTACGGTGCAGGTAGATTTTCATATTCTACTCAGCTTACGAGTTCAAAAATTGCTTCAGTTGGTGTAGTATCAGGTTCTTGGTCTGACTTTGATTTCAATTCAGATTATTCTGGTTCTGCTGCAGCAATAGCTGCCGACTGGAGAGTGGTAACATTCAACACATCATCTATTCCTTTTGTAGATCCATGGGCTGTTAAGTCATTTGGAATATATTCAGGTTCAGCATATACTGTAGCTGGGTCAGGAGATGGTGGAATGCAATTACCTGCATTTAGTAGATATAGTGGTGGTTCTACAATCGCATTTGTAGTTTCTGCATCTTATTTACCAAATAATGATACAACTGATATATTCACTGTATCTTCTTCATTACAACCTACTGATAGATACAGAGGTGATTTTGAAGCTGGGAACCCAAAACCAAACGTAAACAACGATCAAGGAAATGGTGCTAATGGTGCTATTACTGGATCAGGTGGTCAAGGATGTTGCCCAGAGCAAGTTATTCCAGAAATCAACGTACAGATGAAATCATCTGCTATCGTTGCTAAAACTAAAAAGCTAAAAGCTGTTTGGACTCCTGAGTTCGCTCAAGATTTAAACGCTTACCATGCATTAGATGCTGAAGCTGAATTAACTTCAATCTTAAGTGAGTACATTTCATTAGAAATTGACTTAGAAATCTTAAGTATGTTGATTAACGCAGCTGGTGCAGGAACTGAAGTATGGTCTGCTAAGAATAACGAAGCATTTACTTCAACAACTGGTAACGGTGTTGTTTCAGACTTAGGGTTTTACAACTCTCAAGGACAATGGTTCCAAACTTTAGGAACTAAAATCCAAAAGTTAAGTAACATCATCCACCAGAAAACTCTTAGAGGTGGTGCTAACTTCTTAGTATGTTCTCCAACTGTCGCAACTATCCTAGAAAGTATTCCAGGATTTGCTGCTGATTCAGATGGTGATGCTGCTAAGATGAATTATGCTTTCGGTGTACAGAAAGTCGGCCAATTAAATGGTAGATATAAAGTATACAAAAATCCATATATGACTACTAACGTAATCTTATTAGGATTTAGAGGAGGTCAATTCCTTGAAAGCGGTGCAGTATTTGCTCCATACATTCCATTAATTATGACTCCATTAGTATATGATCCAGACACATTTGTGCCTAGAAAAGGTCTATTGACTAGATATGCTAAGAAAATGGTTCGTCCTGAATTCTATGGTAAAATTGAAGTTAGTGGTTTAAACACACTATAATCACTGATTAACTTTGATTAATGAAATTAGCCCCGCATTGCGGGGCTTTTTTTTTATATTTATAATAATAAAGACATTTTTAATATTTATAATAAAATAATTTAGTATGAATGTACCAATTTGGCCAGGTTCAAGTTCTTTCGCTTCAGGTTCTGGAGATACACCTTTTGGATTTTATGATGCACAAACAGATTTTCAAAACGATGCCGATAAAGTAGCCGTATTTTGTGCAAATAGATTAGGTTATCCTTTAGTTGATGTAGAATTACAATCAGGATCCTTCTATACTGCTTTTGAAGAAGCTGTTACAACTTATGGTAATGAATTATATGCATATAAAGTTAGAGATAATCAATTAACTTTAGAAGGTTTACCTACTAGTTCAGTATTAACACAATCTTTAATAACACCAAGTTTTGAACCAATAGTAAGACTTACAGAAATGTATGGTGCCGAAGCAGGTTCAGGTGGTAATGTACCTTGGTATTCTGGTTCATTTGCTTTAGAAGCTGGTAGACAAGATTATGATTTATCAACTTTTATGGTTGATAATGATATTACAGGTTCAGCTGCTGAATTTGGTATTGAAGTAAAAAGAGTATTTTATCAACCACCATATCCAGCATCTGCTTTATTTTTATCACCTTATAATGGGTTTGGTTTTGGAGGTGCAATTGCTGCTGGTATTGCTGGAGTAGGTGGATTTGGAGGTGATTTTGGATTTTTAATGATGCCATTAAATTATGATATGCAAGTAATCCAAGCAATTGGAATGAATCAAATGGTAAGAAGAAGTAATTATAGCTTTGAAATTCATAAAGATAAATTAAGAGTATTTCCAATACCAATGGCTAATGGAGATAAAAATTATACTGGTCAATTAAGAAAAGGAAGAAATTTAACATTAACTGGAACAATACCAACAACAACAGTTAACCAAACCTCAGGTTCTTTTGCTTTAACAGGAGTATCAGGTAGTGGAGCTACAGCTGAAATAACTTCTTCAGGTCTTAAAATTTCAAAAGTTACGGTTGTTGCAACAGGTAGTGATTATGTTAAAAATGATATTATTACAGTTACTTCACAATCTTTAGAATCAGCAGGATTTGGAACAGTATCAAATGATATTACAATTAAAATAAGTAATAGTGATATTCAATATACTTGTGGTGCGGGTAATATTTGGTTCCAATATATTATTAGAGATGAAAGAATAAAAGGTTCAGTTAGAAATTTACCTGATAGAGTTACTAATGTATCAAATGCTCCTTATGCTAACCCAAATTATGATTATATTAATTCAATTGGAAGACAATGGGTATTTGAATATACTTTAGCATTATCAAAAGAAATGTTAGGTTATGTTAGAGGAAAATACTCTAGTATACCAATACCAAATGCTGAAGTAAATTTAAATCAAGGTGATTTAATTTCTGCTGCTACAGCAGAAAAAGTAGCTTTACTTGAAAGATTAAGAAATTATCTTGATGAAACATCAAGACAAGCATTATTAAATCGTAGGGCATCTGAAGCAGAAGCTAAAATGACTGAGTTACAACAGGTTCCTTACACAGTTTATATAGGATAATATGGCAATGTTTACCACACAAAGGGATATGTCTCTGGTTAGGAAACTAAACAGAGAATTAATGGGTAATATTATTACTCAACAATGTTCTGTTTACCAATTTAAATTAGAAGAAACAAAAGTTAATTTATATGGTGAAGCAGATGCTGAAAAATACTATGATGGTCCCTTCATTTTTAATGTTCTTATAAATAGAACAAATGAACAGTATGCTGAAAATATTGAAGGTGTACAATTTGGTCAGCCAATTGAATTTTATTTCTTTAGAGATGATATAAAAGATGCCGATATTTTAATTAGAGTTGGTGATATTATATTATATCAAGAAAGTTATTATGGAGTTCAAAGTACTGTAGCTAACCAATATTGGGGAGGAAAAAATCCTTCTTATCCAAATAATATAAATCCATTAAACCCAGGATTAGAAAATTATGGTAATAATTTATCAGTATTAGTATCAACTTATTATATACCAGCTGATAAAGTTGCTATATCACCTTATCAAGAAAGAATGTAATGGCAAGACCTAGAAAACCCATACCGAAAACACAAAGACAATTAAGTATTGAAAAGCAACAAGCTTTTAAAGGAATTGAAGACAGAGGAGATGTAGGTAATCCTAATTCTGCTGATGAAAATTTTAATGCTAATTCCCAAGCAACAGGTATAGAGCATAATAGATCAACTCAAATGAGTTTTAAAGATGATACAACTAAACAATATTCAGTTGGTATTCAAGATCTAGATGAAGCTGTATTTTATTATTTTCAAAACGTAATAAAACCTTTTGTAATGCAAAATGGAATAAGGAGAGAAGTACCTGTTATTTATGGTGCTCCTGAAAGATGGAAATCATTCCAGAGAGATGGATATTATAGAGATAAACAAGGTGCAATTATGTTACCTATTATAGTAATTAAAAGAGACACAATAACAAAAGACAGATCAGTTGCAAATAAATTAGATGCTAATCAACCTAATTTATATGGCGTATGGCAAAAAAGTTATAGTTCAAAAAACTTTTATGATAATTTTTATACATTAAATAATAGAAAACCTGTTGATGTTTTTCATGCTGTTGCTCAACCTGATTATGTAACATTAGAATATAGTTGTTTAATACAAACTTATTATATGTCACAATTAAATAAAATAATTGAAGCATGTGAATATGCTTCTGATGCATATTGGGGTAATCCTGAAAGATTTAAGTTTAGAGCTTTTATTGATTCATTTACTACTGCAACAGAATTAGTTCAAAATCAAGATAGATTAGTTAAAGGTACTTTTGGTATAAGAATGAGAGGATATATTATTCCTGATACAATTCAAAAAGAATTAAAATCAATGAAAAAATATAATTCTAAAGCAAAAGTTACAATAACTAATGAAGTTGTACATGATATGAGAGATTCAGACCCAATAAGAAATCCTACATCAGATGGTAGAAAAAGAAATTAATTTTAACATTTCTTTGATATATTTATAACCAAATATAGAATATTATGTCAAATAAGTTATCACAAGAAGAAGTTTCATTATTAAATAGTTATCAAGCAAAAAATAATGAGATAGTATTTGGTTTAGGAAACATTGAATTAAATAAAATGATTCAATCCGAACAAAAAGAGGAGTTATTTAAAGAATTTAAAAAACTTCAAAAAGAACAAGATATTACTGCTAAAGAGTTAGAAGATAAATACGGTAGTGGTAATATAAATTTAAAAACAGGAGAAATAATTCCAATAAAGTAAATTTTTGAAATAATTTCTCATATTTATAACAAAATAAATAACAAAATATTTAATATAAGAAAATGGCAGAAACATTAATATCTCCAGGTGTATTAGCAAGAGAAAATGACCAATCATTTATCCAGCAAAATCCCGTCGAATTTGGTGCCGCTATTATAGGTCCAGCTGTAAAAGGACCAGTTGAAATACCTACACTAGTTACTTCTTTTAGTGAATACCAAGCTATATTTGGTACAACTGTAGAAAGTGCTTCTAGAGAGTATGGATATTTAACTTCCGCGGCAGCTAACAACTATTTTAGACAAGGAGGCACGTCACTTTTAGTTACCAGAGTTACTCATGGTGAATTTACAGCTGCATTTACTTCAGGAAGTACTGCAGGTTCAGGTAATTCAGGTATAATGAATGTAGCTACTTCAGAATCATTACAGATTCAAACAATTTCTGAAGGTGCTATAATGAATAATTATCAAGCAACTGATTCTTCAGGTGGTACACTAGATTCAGGTTCATTGGATAATGTTAGATGGGAAGTATCCGGTGTTAATACAGGTTCAGGTACTTTCTCTATTATAGTTAGACAAGGTAATGATACTAGTAACCAAAAATCAGTATTAGAAACTTGGAATGAATTATCTTTAGATCCTTTTGCTGCTAATTATATAGAAAAAGTAATTGGAAACCAATCATATAATATTAGACAAGATGGTTCAGATTATTATGTACAAGCTTCAGGAAGCTATGTAAATAAAAGTAAATATATTTCTGTAAAACAAGTATTACAACCAACTCCAAATTTCTTTAATAATAATGGAACCCCAGCAAGTGGTTCTATGAATGGAGTTGCTGATGTACCTTATGTAAACTTTATTCCAGTTGCAGGTTCAGGTTCATTTACTGGTGCTGTAGGATATAATGTACAAGCTGCAACATCACCAATGAAATTTAATCAAGATATTAGTAATACTAATATTCAAGGATTAACTGCTACAGATTATTCACAATCAATTTCATTATTAAATAATCAAGATGAATATAACTTTAATGTTATAGTAACTCCAGGATTAATTGCAGATTCAACATATACTGCTCACGTTACTCAAGTTAATTCTTTAGTTTCATTAGCAGAAAATAGACAAGATTGTATAGCAGTAATTGATGTTTCTAAATACGGAAGCACAGTAGCTGCAACAGTTAATAGTTCAACAGCATTTGATTCAAGTTATGCTGCTACTTATTGGCCTTGGTTACAATCAATTGATCCAACGAGTGGCCAGACAGTTTGGTCGCCAGCTTCAGCGTTTATACCGGGTGTATATTCATTTACTGATGCTTCATCGGAACCATGGTTCGCTCCAGCAGGTTTAATTAGAGGTGCGCTAGGTAACGTAATAAGAGCTGAAAGAAAATTAACATCAGGTAACAGAGACACTTTATATAGTGCTAATATAAATCCAATAGCTACATTCCCAGGAAGAGGAGTTGTAGTATTTGGACAGAAAACATTACAAGTTAGAGCAAGTGCTTTAGATAGAGTAAATGTTAGAAGATTATTAATCACATTAAAAAGCTTCATAACTCAAGTATCAGATAACTTAGTATTTGAACAAAATACAATAGCTACAAGAAATAATTTCTTAAGCCAAGTTAACCCATACTTAGAATCAGTACAACAAAGACAAGGATTATACGCGTTTAAAGTTGTAATGAATGAAACTAACAATACACCAGATGTAATTGATAGAAACGAATTAGTAGGTGCGATTTATTTGCAACCAACTAAAACAGCTGAATTTATAATTTTGGATTTCAACGTACTGCCAACAGGAGTTGAATTCCCAGCGTAAAAAAATAAAAATAGAATATTTATAACAAGAATAAATAATTAGATAAAATGGCAATATTAGACCCAAACGAAATATTTTACACAGCTTTTGAGCCAAAGCAACAAAATAGATTTATCTTATATGTTGATGGAATTCCTTCTTACCAAATTAAAGGAGTTGGAGCTGTTTCACTAACACAAGGTACAGTTCAGTTAAACCATATTAACGTTGCAAGATACGTAAAAGGAAAAACTCTTTGGAATACAATTTCAATGACATTATTTGATCCTATTACACCGTCAGGAGCTCAAGCGGTAATGGAATGGGTTAGATTACACCACGAATCAGTAACTGGTAGAGATGGTTACAGTGATTTCTATAAAAAAGATCTTACATTCAATGTATTAGGACCAGTAGGTGATATAGTATCTGAATGGATCATTAAAGGAGCTTTAATTACAGAAGCTGGATTTGGTGATTATAACTGGGATAATGAAAATGCTGCACAAGAATTATCATTAACTGTACAACCAGATTATTGTATCTTAAACTTCTAATACAAGTTTAAAGAAATATTAAAAATAGCTTGGCTTTGCCAAGCTTTTTTTTTATATTGATATGTATTATAAACGTTATTAAATAAAGACTATGGCTGAATTTAAATTCCCCACTGAAGAGATAGACTTACCTTCAAAAGGAAAAGTATATCCTAAAGACAATCCATTATCTTCTGGAAAAGTAGAAATGAAATATATGACTGCTAAACAAGAAGATATATTAACTAATCAATCATATATCCAAAAAGGTATTGTATTAGATAAATTATTAAAATCATTAATTGTTAATTCAAAAATTAATATTGATGATTTAGTAGTAGGTGATAAAAATGCTTTATTAGTAGGATGTAGAATTTTAGGATATGGAAAAGATTATGAAGTAACAATAGGTGGTAGTAATTACACTATTGATTTAAGTACTTTAGAAAATAAACCATTTGATGAATCCTCTATAGAACAAGGTAAAAATGAATTTTCTTATACTTTACCTTCTAACAGTTCAGTATTAACTTATAAATTACTTACTGGAAAAGATGAAAAAGCAATTGATAGAGAAATTAGTGGGTTAAAAAAAGTTAATAAAGATTCATCTCCTGAATTAACTACTAGATTAAAAAATATGATTCTATCAGTAGATGGAAATGAAGAAAAAAAAGATATTAGAGAATTTGTAGATAATTATTTATTGGCTCGTGATTCTCGTGCTTTTAGAGAGCATGTTAAAAACACACAGCCAGATATTGACTTAACTTATGTAGTTGATAGTGGGGAGGAGGTAAGTGTGCCCATAGGGCTTAACTTTTTTTGGCCTGACGCCTAAGGCAGCACCCCTAGTCAGGAAGAGTTTATTTACTCAAATCCATAATATTTTATTTCACGGTAAAGGTGGTTATGATTTTGAAACCATTTATAATATGCCGATTTGGTTAAGAAAATTTACATTTTCTGAAATTGATAATTACTACAAAGAAGAAAATAAAAAACAAAAAGAAGCATACGAAGGTAAAGGTAAACAAACATTAGTTTCCTCAGATGGTAAAGTAAATGCCCCAGAATTTGCTAAAGCTTCCCACCAATACAAAACCGCAGAACAAAACCTTAAAAAATTCAAAGGTAAAAGTAGTTTTAAATAGTAATATTTATAATAAAATACCTTAATGGCTTCAAAAGAAGAATTAAAAAGGCAGGACCAAATTAATGCTGCCAAACAAGAAGAAATTAGACTTGAAAAAGAACTAGCTGCTGCTCGTCAAAGGAGTAATGCTGTAAAAGAAGATGATCTTGGTATTTCTTCAGGTATAATTGAAGTTTTAAAAGAATCTGTTGGAATCAAATCTAAAGTTAATCAATTTGATTCAAATCTCCTTAGTGTAAATAAAAAAATCAATAAAGAAATTTTAAACCAAAAAACTGGTTTAAATGATATTAAATCTTTAGATAAACAAATTTTAGCAAATGAAGAAGCAATTCTTAAAGCTGAAAAAGTAAAAAGTAGTCTTAGGGTTAACATTGGAAAACAGGGAAGAGCAGAGGTAGCTAATGTAAAAGCAACATTAACTAATATGTCTAAGTTGCAAAAAGAAAGAGAAGCTATTCTTGAAGCTGCTGAAGGAGGAGAAAAATTTGATGAAAAAAGATTAGCATCAATTGAAAAAGAATTAAAAACAAGAAATGCTACTCTAGATAGACAAGTAGAAGGTTTATCAACTGCTCAACGACAAGCTTTATTTACTGAGCAAAACATAAAATTATTAGAAGAAGAAAATAAAAAAAGAATAGCACAAAAGAAAGCACTTGAAGATGCAGAAAGTAAGCTAGGAATTTTTGGTGGTATTTTAAAAGGTATTTCTAAAATACCCCTTCTTGGTGATGTTATAGATGCTGAAGAAGCTTTAGAGGCAGCTAAAGAAGCTACTATGAAAACTGGTAATGGATTAGCTGGTATGGCTGCAGGTGCTAAAGTATTAGGTGCACAATTACTTAATGCCTTTAAACCAGCTAATATTGCAACTGCAGTATTTACAGCCATTGTAAAAACAGTAACGATGTTAGATAAAACATCAGGTGAAGTTGCTAAAAATATGAACATGACTGTAAGTGAAGCTAGGGATTTACAAAGATCTTTTGCAAGCTTATCCACTGGTGAATTAAAAAATTCATTAGTTAGTTCTCAAGGGTTATTAGAAAGCTTACAAGAAATAAATAAAACATTAGGTACTAATGTAATGTTGAATCAAGAAGATTTAATTACGTTTACTAAATTAAGAGAAGCAGCTGGTTTTACTAATGAAGAGTTAATGGGTATTCAATCATTAACTTTAGCAAATGGACAATCTTTAAAAGAAAACACGGGAGAATTTTTAGCTCAAGCTAAAGTTTCAGCAATGCAAAATGGTGTATTGCTTAATGAAAAAGAATTATTAAAAGATATAGCTAATGTTTCAGCTGCAACAACTATATCATTTGGGAAAAATCCAGCTTTAATTGCTGATGCTGTTGCTTCAGCAAAGGCATTAGGTATGGAATTAGATCAAGTAGAAGCAATAGCGGATAGTTTACTTGATTTTGAAAGTTCTATTGCTAATGAATTAGAAGCTGAATTATTATTAGGTAAAGATATTAATTTAGAAAAAGCAAGACAAGCAGCCTTAGATAATGATTTAGCAACTTTAGCAAAAGAAATATCAACACAAGTTGGATCTTCAGCTGAATTTTCTAAAATGAATAGAATCCAACAAGATGCTTTAGCTAAATCTTTAGGAATGAGTAGAGAAGATATTGCTCAAACTTTATTTGTTCAAGAACAATTAGCGGGAGCAACAGGAGAAGAAGCAGAAAGAAGACAAGCTATATTAGATAAAAGAATAGAAGAAGTTGGTTTAGCCCAAGCCCAAAAAGAAATTGCTAAAGATGGATTATCGACTTTAGAAAACCAAGCTAGTGTATCAGAAAGATTTGAAAAAACTATGAAAAAGGTTATGGATACGTTTATGGGTATTGCGGGTACAGTACTGGATATAGTAGAACCTGTTATTAATATTTTACTTCCTGCTTTTAATGCTATTAGTGCTGTTATAAAATTAATGCTTGATGGATTAATTGGTATATCAATAGTAATGGGGACATTAATTGGATTAGGTGTTACTTATTTAGCTATAACAGGTCAATTAGCTATAGGTAAAATGATAGAATCTGCATATGATAGTTTAGGAAAAATCCCTTATGTTGGTTATGCGTTAGCCACAGCAGCGGTATTAGGTGGAGCAGGATTAATTAAAAGAATGATGACGGCTGATGATATGATTTCATCTCCAACAAGAAGACCAGGTTATGGTGATAGAACATTATTTGGGCCTGAAGGTGCAATTGCTTTAAATAATAATGATACTGTAATAGCAGGAACCAATTTATTACCAAGGGGTAATGATGTCGTTTCCTCCCCAGCAGGTACAATAGCAATGAATGATAATAACAAAACAAATGCCTTATTAGCTACATTAGTACAACAAAATAATAAAAAACCTCAAATATCACCAGTAGGTTTATATTCAGTTCAATAATACAATATTTATAATCAAAACAATTAATTATGAGTTTATTAAATAAATTAAGAGCAGGTGAATCTTCATTAACTGGTTTAGATGGTAATTCTCCACCAATAGTGGATCAAGCATTATCTACTTTACATAATGAATATTCATTAGATGGAAAACCATACATGAATAATTTACCAAGTCCTACTCAGTTAGCTGCTTCTATCAAAGAAGATAGTAAGTACATGAATAACTTACCTGAGTAGTAAATGGCAAATAGGGGTTTAGTCAATCTTAGAACAGACTTAAAATCACTTAAGTTTGGTAAAGATATAGTAGGTGGTGGTAATAGTGCTCAACCATATGTAATAAAAGATATCCCTTCCAGTTTTCAAGATGTAGGACGAACTGGTGGACCAGATTTTTTATTAAGGGGTGGTACGCTATTTCCTAGAGCCGTTATTAATGATGTCTCTAGAATGACCCAAATGTTATTTGACTTTAGATCCCCTAATGGTCCTTTATATATTGCTAAACAAAACGTACTTTCCTTATCAAATGTAAATACAAATACAGGTTATATACCTTGGATTGAACCTGATTCAGATGGTGGTGGAGGAAATCCAACAACTGCTATTGGTCAGTTTATTGCTGATAATTTAGCAATGAATCAAGGTGTATTTACACCTTTATCAACCTTAGCAAGTGTAGTAGGTACTGGTGTAGGTATTCACCCCAATAAACAAGGATTAAATCCATTTAATCCAATGTTAGGGGCAGCACCTGATGATGTACAAATAGATCCAAAAGGAATAACTTTACCTACATATATTAGAATAACAAAAGGAGATACTAGTCCTGATAATAATAGAGGAGTAAAAAGTAGATTATTAGGATTCCTACCTAAAATACTAAATAAAACATCAGATAATAATTTATATTCTTATGTTGGTGGTCCAGGAGCAACTTTGGGAGTAGGTAAAACTAACATTGATATGCTTAATGATCAAAGGACTGGTATTAATCAAATGAGTAATACAGGTCAATTAACTGGTTCATTTGCTAGTATGTTTCCTATGTCTACATTAGCTAAGGCAGCTCAATCATTTAATAATATAAAATCAAATCCTGCTTTATTTGCTTTAAATAATATTTTACCTAACATATCTGGTAGTTTTAGAAATCCATCTTTAACTTCTGTATACGCAACTGGAAGTGCAGGTCCTTTATCTCCAAATAACTTAATACTATCAGGTAGTTTAAGTGGTATTTCTACTGGGTTTGCAGCTTTTAATCAACAACAAATAGAAGATTATTATGAACCAGGAGGAGCTACGGGAAGTTTTGCAAGAACAAGTACAGGTTTTAAACCTAATTTTGAAGAAAAATTAATAAATGACACTAAATTAATACCTAAATCACCAGATTATATAGAATATAATATAGAAAAAAGAGTTAATTTAGGAAATCCTGGTCAAAGGGGAACTGGAACACAATTAAGAAACTATAGTTGGGGTAAAGATGCTGCTAATGCAACGGATAAATTATTAAAACCTTTAGATAAAATAACTGGTTTACCTTTATATAAATCTGAAGGACCAATTCAAAATGAAATTAAAAATGATTTAGTAAAATTTAGAATTGGCATAATGGATAATAATAATCCATCTGAAAAAACATATATTCATTTTAGAGCATTTATTGATAGTTTAAGTGATAGTTATTCTGCTGACTGGATGTCTCAGAAATTTATGGGTAGAGCAGAAAATTTTTATAAATATCAAGGATTTGATAGACAAGTTTCTTTAGGTTGGACTGTTGCAGCTCAATCAAAACAAGAACTAATACCAATGTATCAAAAGTTAAATTATTTAGCTTCAACATTAGCACCAGATTACTCAAATGTCGGGTATATGCAAGGAAACCTTATTACATTAACAATGGGTGGTTGGTTTTATGAACAACCTGGTTTAATAACTGGTATGAGTTTAGAAGTACCTGATGATTCTCCTTGGGATATAGCTTTAGGACCTGATGGAGCTTCTGATTCAACAGTAAAAGAAATGCCTATGATAATTAAAGTATCTGGATTTAACTTTATACCAATACATAATTTTGTACCAAGAGTTCAACAAAATACATTTGCTAGAACAATACACCAAGGTGCAGAAGCAAATTATATTAATTCATATGGTAAAGAAAGATATTTAGCTTTAAATAATGGAGATAATAATAACTATTCTTCAGGAAAAGGTTATAATTATATCCCACAAAAACCAAAATCTACCTAATGGCACGTTATAGTAAAATACCAATTTTTAAAAAATCTAATGAATATAAAACATTTAGAGGTAAAAGATATTATGGCACAGCAAAATATCCTGATATTCCTTTAAGTTATGAGGATACTTATGTTTATGCAGAAGAAGGAGATAG